GCCAAACACCGCCGTCGATATGAACTCTTGGGCGGTATCAGCCTGTTATCCCCGGAGTACCTTTTATCCGTTGAGCGATGGCCCTTCCATTCAGAACCACCGGATCACTATGACCTGCTTTCGCACCTGCTCGCGCCGTCACGCTCGCAGTCAAGCTAGCTTATGCCATTGCACTAACCTCCTGATGTCCGACCAGGATTAGCTAACCTTCGTGCTCCTCCGTTACTCTTTGGGAGGAGACCGCCCCAGTCAAACTACCCACCAGACACTGTCCGCAACCCCGGTCAGGGGCCTACGTTAGAACATCAAACATTAAAGGGTGGTATTTCAAGGTTGGCTCCACGCAGACTGGCGTCCACGCTTCAAAGCCTCCCACCTATCCTACACATCAAGGCTCAATGTTCAGTGTCAAGCTATAGTAAAGGTTCACGGGGTCTTTCCGTCTTGCCGCGGGTACACTGCATCTTCACAGCGAGTTCAATTTCACTGAGTCTCGGGTGGAGACAGCCTGGCCATCATTACGCCATTCGTGCAGGTCGGAACTTACCCGACAAGGAATTTCGCTACCTTAGGACCGTTATAGTTACGGCCGCCGTTTACCGGGGCTTCGATCAAGAGCTTCTCCTTACGGATAACCCCATCAATTAACCTTCCGGCACCGGGCAGGCGTCACACCGTATACGTCCACTTTCGTGTTTGCACAGTGCTGTGTTTTTAATAAACAGTTGCAGCCAGCTGGTATCTTCGACTGGTCTCAGCTCCATCCGCAGGGACTTCACCTACACACCAGCGTGCCTTCTCCCGAAGTTACGGCACCATTTTGCCTAGTTCCTTCACCCGAGTTCTCTCAAGCGCCTTGGTATTCTCTACCTGACCACCTGTGTCGGTTTGGGGTACGATTTAATGTTACCTGATGCTTAGAGGCTTTTCCTGGAAGCAGGGCATTTGTTACTTCAGCACCGTAGTGCCTCGTCATCACACCTCAGCGTTAAAAGGTACCGGATTTACCTGGAACCTCCGCCTACATGCTTAAACCGGGACAACCGTCGCCCGGCTAACATAGCCTTCTCCGTCCCCCCTTCGCAGTAACACCAAGTACAGGAATATTAACCTGTTTCCCATCGACTACGCCTTTCGGCCTCGCCTTAGGGGTCGACTCACCCTGCCCCGATTAACGTTGGACAGGAACCCTTGGTCTTCCGGCGAGCGGGCTTTTCACCCGCTTTATCGTTACTTATGTCAGCATTCGCACTTCTGATACCTCCAGCAGCCCTCACAGGCCACCTTCGCAGGCTTACAGAACGCTCCCCTACCCAACAACGCATAAGCGTCGCTGCCGCAGCTTCGGTGCATGGTTTAGCCCCGTTACATCTTCCGCGCAGGCCGACTCGACCAGTGAGCTATTACGCTTTCTTTAAATGATGGCTGCTTCTAAGCCAACATCCTGGCTGTCTGTGCCTTCCCACATCGTTTCCCACTTAACCATGACTTTGGGACCTTAGCTGGCGGTCTGGGTTGTTTCCCTCTTCACGACGGACGTTAGCACCCGCCGTGTGTCTCCCGTGATAACATTCTTCGGTATTCGTAGTTTGCATCGGGTTGGTAAGTCGGGATGACCCCCTAGCCGAAACAGTGCTCTACCCCCGAAGATGAGTTCACGAGGCGCTACCTAAATAGCTTTCGGGGAGAACCAGCTATCTCCCGGTTTGATTGGCCTTTCACCCCCAGCCACAAGTCATCCGCTAATTTTTCAACATTAGTCGGTTCGGTCCTCCAGTTAGTGTTACCCAACCTTCAACCTGCCCATGGCTAGATCACCGGGTTTCGGGTCTATACCCTGCAACTTAACGCCCAGTTAAGACTCGGTTTCCCTGCGGCTCCCCTATACGGTTAACCTTGCTACAGAATATAAGTCGCTGACCCATTATACAAAAGGTACGCAGTCACACCCGAAGGTGCTCCCACTGCTTGTACGTACACGGTTTCAGGTTCTTTTTCACTCCCCTCGCCGGGGTTCTTTTCGCCTTTCCCTCACGGTACTGGTTCACTATCGGTCAGTCAGGAGTATTTAGCCTTGGAGGATGGTCCCCCCATATTCAGACAGGATACCACGTGTCCCGCCCTTCTCTTCGAGTTCACAGCCTGTGCATTTTGGTGTACGGGACTATCTCCCTGTACCGTCGGACTTTCCAGACCGTTCCACTAACACACAAGCTGATTCAGACTCTGGGCTGCTCCCCGTTCGCTCGCCGCTACTGGGGGAATCTCGGTTGATTTCTTTTCCTCGGGGTACTTAGATGTTTCAGTTCCCCCGGTTCGCCTCGTTAACCTATGTATTCAGTTAACGATAGTGNCGACTGCGAATCCAGTTTACCCTCGGCAGACGTCATCCGGGTGGTCAACCCGGTGACAGCGCTTTGCTCAGCTTTCTGACTGACCGCCGCATTCGTGACGGCCAGATCGCCGCTGAGTTTCGTCAGCTGCTGCGCCTGGGTGGTGATAGCCCCTTCCGCAGCAGTGACGCGGGTATTCATCTGTGAGATGGCCCCGGCATTAGCCGCGATATCCTTTTCATCCGTAACATCGAGAACATGGAAATCATCGAAATACATTGCCCCCGCGCTGAGGAAGGTTGTCAGCTGGAAACTGGCCGTCGTGGTCTTCGTGGCTTTCCAGTCAAACGTTACCAGTTGCCAGCCAGAACTAAACGGTCCGTAGTTTGAGCCGACCAGCAGGCCAGTGCTGTCGGCCACACGAAACTTCGTGTTACCCGCATCTTTAATCGTGGTCTCCGGGTCCTGCTTCGCCCATACCCCCATGCGGTAGGTGCGACCCTGGGTGATACTGATTTCCTGTCCGACCAGGTTCGACTGGCCGGCGGACATTTTCAGCGCCTTGTTACCCGAGTGCGGAACCTGTAAATCGGCCACCGTCGCGGTACTGCTCCAGCCGGTAAAGCCCGCTGCGCCGCGCTCAAAACTGCCGTTGACAATGAGGTTGCCCGGCATTTTCCCGCTGGCGTCAATATCCGCTGCTGTCTGGCTCAGGCTGTTACTCAGTTGCGTCAGAGAATCCCCCTGCGCACTGAGTGTTTTGCCGTGCTCCGTGACCTGGTTCTGCAGGGTGTTCATCGCGCTTGCGTCCGCTTTTTTGTTCACGTTCGCATTCGTCGTGGCCAGATCGCTGCTGAGTTTAGTCAGCGCGCTGTTGGCCGCCGTGATGTCATTCCCCTGCTGCGTCACCGTGCCCTGCAGCTGCGTCACCGCTGTCGTGTCAGCCTTTTTACTCACCGTATCGTTTGTCGACCGGAGGCTGCTCTCCAGCGAGGTGGTCCGCGTGCCGATGCTGCTGAGCGTATCGCCCTGCTGGCTAACCGTGGTGGTCAGTGAATCCACCGCTTTTGCAGTCGCATCTGCGGTTTTCTGCGCACTGTTCGCCGCCGTCACGTTACGCATATGCCAGTCGGCAGCGTACCAGACGGTGCCGAACGGGCTGCTCTGATTAACCTGCAGGAACGGCCGCAGCAAGCTGGTATCGGATGGCACCGTAAAGCGCCAGGTGGCTCGTTTCCACGCGGTGGTGGTCCTGGTGTTGCCCCCGGACGCTTTCGCTCCGATGCCACCGGTGGCGGTGGTGGCCCGACCGATATAGAAGTTAAAGTCAGCGCTGCCGGTACCACACGCTACCAGAGCAGACATTTCGAAAACGTCGCCCGGCGTCACGGCGATGTTGTTGATTTTTGGCACATGGTCTCGCCCGGCCAGCCGGACGGCATACCTGAACGGGCAGTCAGCCGGCACACCATCGGCGGTGGTCTCCACCACGTCATAACCCATGCGGTCATACGCCGGATCAAATGACGGGTTTGGAATGTAATCATCCCCGGCAGCATTCCCGGCGTTCACCGCTGCCGTCAGGCTGACGATGTTGCTGTTGGCTGCCGTGAGGCCTGCCTCGGTTTTCTCCACCCGGCCAGTCAGCGCGTTAAGCGCCGTCTGATCCGCTTTGGTGTTGACCTTATCGGTGGTGCTGCTCAAATCGCCCTGCAGCTTCGTGATAGCCTGCCCCTGGGAGGTGATTTTGCCTTCCGCACTGGTGACCCGGCTGGTGAGATCACTCACCGACTGCGCGCTGGCCTTTTGTGCCACGTTGTTGTTGGTGGTGTTCAGGCTGTTCTGCAGATTCGTGATGCTCTGAGACTGCGCGGTCAGCTGCCCCTCGGCATTCGTCACCCGACTGGTGAGGCTGTTAATGGCCGATGTGTTCGCGGTAATACCGCTGGCCGCATCATCCGGACTCGGTACCCGGTATCTGACCGCTGGCATCGATATCTGCCGCAACCTGCGAGAGACTGTTCGACAGATTCGTCAGCGAATTGCTCTGGCTCTCCAGCGTTTTACCCTGCTGCGTCACTTTCGTGTCGAGCGTGGCCAGCGCAGTCGCATCGGCTTTCTGCGCCAGCGCTTTATCGGTATTCGCCAGATTTCCGGTCAGTTTCGTGATGGCGCTGTTCGCAGCCGTCAGGTCGTTGCCCAGCTGTGTGACGGTATTGGTCAAATCCTGCACCGCTGTCGCATCAGCCTTTTTGGCCACGGCGGCATTGGTGGTTGCCAGCCCGTTTTCCAGCTGGGTTGTCCGGTTGCCGGTCGAGGTCAGCAGATTACCCTGTTGCGTCACGGTGGTGGTCAGGGAGTCAACCGCCGCCGCCGTGGCATCCGCAGTATCCTGAACCTTTTGCGCCGCTGTCACATTTCGCATATGCCAGTCCGTAACGAACCATACGGTGCCATACGGGCTGTTCTGCGAGATCTGCAGGAACGGGCGGATATAACCCCTGTCCACCATCGCCTGCGTGACCTTGAAGCGCCAGGTGGTTCTCTGCCAGGTCGCGGAGGGTGATTTCCCGCCCCCCGCCATGAGTGGTGCACCGGTGCTCGTATCTGGCCGAACGGCGGTGCCAACATACAGATTAAAATTCGCCGTGCCGGCGCCGCAGGCAACCAGTGCGCTGATCTCAATCACATCGTTAAGCGTGGCCGGGAACGCGGCAAACTCAGGATGGTGATCCCGGCTGGCAATTCGGGCCGCATAACCATACGGGCAGCCCGGCGGGACCTCCTCAGCCGTCGTGGCTACCACGCTGAACCCCATCTGGTCATACGCCGGGTCAAACGTCGGGTTGGGAATTAAATCCCCGCCTGATGCGTTTCCGGCCCGTACAGCGGATTTCAGCGAGGTAATGTTGGCGTTAGCAGCCGTCAGCCCGGATTCCGTCTTCTCCACTCGTCCGGTTAGCGAGTTCATCGCCGTCTGATCCGCTTTGCTGGCCACGTTCGCGTCTGTCTGCGTCAGCGCATTCCGGAGCTGGGTGATGTTCTGCGAATTGCTGACCACATCGTTGCCAATCTGGCTGACATTCGAGCTGAGCACGCCGGCTGCGTTTGCCAGCGCGGAAACCCCGAGACCGGAGTACATCTCAGCAACCTGGTCTGACAGCTTCAGGCCCAGGTTGATATACGCCTGACCGGTCCACTGATTCACCAGAAAATCAACGGTGTTCCAGCCGGTTTTCAGTTCAAAACTGACGGTATTCCAGCTGGCGTTTCCCCAGGCGACCTGAACCCCATTCACAAATATGGCGCCGGTATCATCAAAAACCCTGGCGCCGGGCGCCAGTGTGATGGTGGTATCTGCGGCCACTTTCACCTGGCAGGAATACTGCGCGATCAGATAGCTGCCGGCGGACGTAAAGTCCAGTTTGGCCGCGTCGGCCACCTCATCCACGACCGTTGGCGCCACGGCGCGAATATCGCTGAATGACGGGACTGTCCCGGCGTTAGCCAGCTGCACAGGATAGAGTCGACGGGACCAGCGATTCGGCTGGCCATTAACCAGTTGATTTGACAGGCTGGTGATGCTGTCAGTATTGCTGCGAATATCCTGCCCGTTTTGCTCTACCTGCTGCGTTAAGGCAGTGACCGCAGCCGCTTCGGCTTTCTTCGCCAGCGCGGCATTTGTCGTGCCCAAATCGCTCGTCAGTTTCGTGATGGACTGACCCTGGCTGGTTATCCTGTCACCCTGCTGGGTAACAACAGACTGCAGCCCGCTCAGCGCCTCATTCGTACCAGCCAGGCCCGTTTCCGTCTGGCCAACCCGGTTAGTGAGCGATGTTAACGCGGCGCCCTGCGATGTCAGCGTGGCGCCCTGTTGCTCCACTTTCTGCGTCAGGGACGTCAGCGCGGCCGCATCGGCTTTTTTCCCGAGGCTGGTTTCCAGGCCACCGATACGGCTCGCCTGCGCGCTCTGCTCTGTCGTCAGAGAACTCAGTTCACCAGAAACAGCAGCTTTGTTGTCGTTAAACTGCGTCTGCAGGGACTCTCTGGCCTTAACTTCCGCCGAGATGGCGGTAACGCGCGCGGTTTTTTCCTGGTACAGCAGCCCGGAAGTGACTTTCTCCAGATCGCTCCCATCATAGGAGCCACGCATCTGCGCCGCCAGCGTGCTGCGTGCCTGCGCTTCGGCGGTCAGCGCGTTACTCAGCGTACTGCGCACATCCTGCAAAGCCGCCGTACTGGCGCCGGGTGCTGGCCGGCCAACGGCGATCCAGTCGAATTCGATAAAGTTGCTGGCATCCTGCTGGTTCGTCAGGTCCAGGCGAATACGATCAATGTTCCCTGTCCACGGAATATCACGCACCGTCAGGGTTGCCACCCCATCGGCATATTCCGGCTCAGCAACAATGTATCGCTTCGTGTTATTGAAGTTTTCGCCGGCAGACACCCAGCGGATCTCACCCGCCCAGACGGGTTTGCCGGTTTTACGAAAGCGCAGCATGATGAAACGGTACACCGACCGTGACGGTCAAGGCAAAGGGGCTGGTCATTCGCGTACCGTCGAACTATGACCCTGTCGAACGTACCTACAGCGGAAGCTGGGACGGGACCTTCAAGTGGGCCTGGTCGAATAACCCCGCCTGGATTTTTTACGATCTGGTGCTGAACAAACGCTATGGACTTGGAAAGCGTATTTCGTCCGACCAGGTGGATAAATGGACCCTGTATCAGATCGGCCAGTATTGCGATGCGCCGGTCTCAGATGGTGCTGGCGGAAAAGAGGCCCGTTATCTCTGCGATCTCTATATATCCCAGCGGACTGACGCCTGGACCGTATTAATGGATCTCGCGAACATTTTTCGGGGCATGATTAGCTGGTCGAATAATCTGCTGTCGGTTGATGCCGATATGCCGCGTGAGATGGACCCCGATTTTGTTTTCAACAAATCGAATATTGTCGGCTCCTTCACGTTCTCCAGCACGTCCGAGCGGACCAACTATAGCGCGGCCATCGTCACTTACAGCAACCCACAGAATAACTATCAGGACGATCAAGCCAGCGTCTATTCGCAGGAGGTTGCAGACCGCTTCGGATTTAACACTATCGAGCTGTCCCGGATTGGCTGTACACGTGAATCCGAGGCGCAGCGCCACGGCGCCTACGCCATCGAGACAAACCGCGACGACAATGGCGTTGAGTTTAAAACGGGGATGGAGGGTCGCATTCCCCGTGTTGGCAAGGTTATCGGTATCAACAATGCCCCTATGGCTGGCCGGCAGAACGGCGGTCGTGTGGCGGCAGTCTCAGGAAAAAGGATTACTCTCGACCGCGCGGTCGCGGCAAAAGCCGGGGATACGCTCATCATTAACCTGCCGGACGGAAAGTCGCAGGGGCGTAAAGTTCAGGGTGTGCAGGACCGTATTGTTACGGTAGAGCAGGAGTATAACCCGGCACCGCAGGCGGAGGCGGGTTGGATTCTGGATCAGTCAGACCTGGCCATTCAGCAATTCAGGGTTAAGCGCGTTGTGAACAATAACGATGGCACGGTCACTATTAACGGCCTGCCGTATAACCCGAACAAGTTTCCCCGGGTGGATGATGGCGCGGTGATCGAAGACCGTCCTGTGACCGTTGTTCCCCCACGGGGACAGGAGGCACCGGACGATATTACCATTTCCAGCCTCTACCGGGTGTCGCAGGGGATTGGCATCACCACCCTGGTTGCCACCTGGTCGCCGGTGAAAAATGCGATTGCGTATGAAATGCAGTGGCGTCAGAACAATGGTGACTGGATTAACCTGCCGCGCACCGGCAATACGCGGTTTGAGGTCGATGGTATCTATACCGGTCGATACGTTGTGCGTGTGCGGGCGATTAACGCGCAGGATATCGCGTCCGTATGGGGGATCTCGAAAGAAACCGAGCTGACCGGTAAGTCTGGTGCCCCACTTCCGCCGCTGGCGCTGGCAACCCGTTCGCTGGTTCATGGGGTCCAGGTTAGCTGGGAATTCCCGACCGGCTCCGGGGATACGCTGCGCACGGAACTGCAGTACAGCAAAAATCAGGACGGCAGTGCGCCGATGCCGTTATCAGACGTGGCCTATCCGGGGAAAAGCTATCAGCAGATGGGCCTCAGTATGGGCGCAGAATTCTGGTATCGGGCGCGCCTTTTGGATCGTCTTGGCAATGAAAGCCCGTGGACCGGCTGGGTCCAGGGGATGGCCAGCGATAACTTTGATGACTATTACGAAAACCTGACCGACGCGATCAAGGATACGGCTGCCTGGGAGGAAACGCAGCGCACCATTAGCGAAACGCAGGAAGGTATCCGCAATACGCAGCAGGAACTGGAGCAGACCGCTGAAGCTCTGCGTAAGGAAGCCGAAGACCAGGCGAAGCAGGTCAGCCAGGAAATTGATGCATCGGCGAAAATCATCACTGCTGATGTTGACGGGAAGATCTCCGCCGTGAATAAAACCATCACGGATGAGATCACCTCGGTCAATGAGGCTCTCGATTCTGGTCTGGCTCAGGCAAACAAAGGCGTTCAGGAGGCAAAATCCGCCGTCGCAGATGCGAACAAGCAGATCGCAACTGTGAACCAGTCGCTGACCGACAGCATCACCCAGGTCAGACAGTCAGTCATTGATACGGCTGCGGAAATCAACGCCACCATCGACCTGGAGATTGCCAGGGTCAGCAAAACGCTGGCCGACGGCGATGCCGCATTGAATGCGCAGATAAAGACTGCCGAAAATGGCCTGAAGCAGTCGCTGTCTCAGGTCAACACCACGCTGACCAGTGCGGTGAAGCAGGAGACCGCGGATCGTATCGCCGATGTTAACGCGAAGGCGTCACAGGCCGCTGATGAACTGCTGGCGGCAACGCAGGGGATTGAGGCGAGTATCGAGAGCCTGACTCAGGTGATGAAGACCGCCGATGAAAATCTGGCGCGGGAAATGTCCAGCCTCGCTGCCGGCGCTAATATCCAGTTCGACTCGCAGGTTATCTGGCATTTCAACAATCAGACGACCGAGGGCTGGACCGGCAGCGCCGGCGTACCGGGTGTGTCACAGGATGGCTGGTTACGCCCGGCGGACAGCGCCACCGATCCGTACATTACCTCTCCTGGCGGGCTGGCTGTCGATGGTGCGGCGTCCGGCCATCAAAAAGCGTTGAATCGAACTGAACGAACAACAGCGCGGTGTTCGGATAGCGCAGTTTGGCGTCAACGATTTCCGTTATCGACTCGATACGACTCACGTCCGCCGTTTTGTTATTATTCTTATTCTCAGTCAGACGGCGAACGCGGATCTGCCAGCCGGAGTTTGCCCGCGGCAAATCGATGCGGTAGCTGCGCTCATAGCCCGTGTTAGCTATGCCATCGACGGTATCGCGGCCATATTCGGTATACGTGCTGCCGTCTGTTGAAACATCGATAGCGAACTCAATGCGGTAACCATCTTTGCCACCGCTGTCACGCAGGCTGTAGACCCCGTTCGGAAATTTAATACGCAGGCGAACAGCCGACAGCTGCGTGTTGTTGATCGCCTTTACCCACGGGGTGCCAGACTTGATTTCCGTGCTGACGCTGATTTCGTTTTCGACCGCCGGGAAACCCTGAATGTAATCCTGGTCAACCAGACCACTGCGCCACTCCCACGTCACGCCCGGAAAATTTTCATGGCCATCGGCATCGAGCAACGGCGTACCGTCGAGGCAAATATCCTGACCGGTAAACTGACCGGCAATTTGACCTTCTGACAGTGCCAGCAAGATTTTCATATAGGCGACCGAGGCAATTTCCGTCCCGCGATTCTGCCCGTTATCCTTGTTACCACCGTTATTTTTAGCGCCAGCGATTCCTTTTATTTCAGCCATTCTCAAACTCCGGGCAAAAAAAATCCCGCCGTGGCGGGAAGGGTAAAATGCATTTTTTTATTGCTGTTCTTCGGTATAAATACCACCACTGATAATGACGCCGCCTATTTCACGCAGGCCATACAAGATCGGTACACCGTTGCCGGCAGCGACCTGATTAGCAGGTGCACCAAATGAGTACGATTTTTTCGTATCCCGATCCATTGTCATACCCTGGGTACCGCTGGGCGCCAGCATTTGTACAACGCCGCCCAGCATCATCGCCGCCCCCATTTTGTAGAGGAACGGCGAGGCAGCGGCGGCAGGGGTAAAACTCAGCACCATACCAACGGCAACGAGTACGGCACCAAAAATGGTCTGGAACACCCCTGCTTTTTTGCTGCCAATAATCACAGGCGCAATTTTGATTACGTCATGCACACCATTCAGAAACAGGTCATCCTGGCTCAGGTTTTTTTCACCGTTAAAGACCATGTACGTGACTCCACGTCCCTCGCTGGTCTCCAGCCATCGTTCCAGTCCTGGAACCATGATGCACAGCGCGCGGATAGCCTCCCGTACAGAAGATACCGACAGGCGATGCTCCCGGCCGAACAACTTGCCAAGCTTGCCGTACAGGCGAACCAGAACCATTTTCTCTATCGTATTAGTCGTCATTTTTATGCCTCAGCGTCAGCATGGTTCGCTCCCGCCAGATCCCACCGTATGGAACCTCACCACTCAGCTGGCCATACATGTGGTGCAACATTTTTCCGTTGCCCAGGTAAATGCCGGCGTGGTTGATTTCGTCCGCTCTGTACTGCATGAGGATCACATCGCCTGCCTGCAGCTCGCTGGCGTGAGAATAAAACCCGGCCTCCGCATAGTGCCGCACATACAGGTTTTCCCCCCGGGTCCACCAGTTGTCCTCTCTGGGAAAATCAGGCAGTTCGATACCTCGCTCCTGCATATACCAGTCGCGGACCAGTCCGTAGCAATCCCAGCTACCGTGGATAAACGGACGGTTCAGAAGAGGCGGGGAATCATCCGGCGTCGTGACGGTGTAGTCGCCACCTGGCCAGCTAATAATGATCCACGGCAGGCCTGTTTTCTGGCAGCCCTGCAGGTCCTCGGCGGATGCGTGCGGACCGGCATCCGGATGCGAATGCACCACGGCCAGCACGTCGCCGGCATCCTCTGCGGCAATCCAGTCACCGGCTGCGATCCGAAAATGCTCCGTCGGCATTTCATGACTGTTTTCGCAGCGAATATATCGCCGCTGCCGCCCGACCCGGGTAATCAGGCCACAGCATTCGTTCGGGTAAACATCCGCGGCGTGCGCCTCAATAGCGGTTTTCAGTCTCTGGCTCAGCATGACTACATCCTCAGCAGACCAATAGCCGGGAATCCGCCAAACGGCAGCATGGCATCATCACCAAAACGTAACTTACAGCCCGCGACCGTTCCCGGGCAGACGTCCAGTGCCGGGTTGTCTACGGGATTGCCGAATTTGTCGTAATAACGCGTGCCGGTATAGCCGCAGTCAGCACCACGGTACTGGCCCTGCATGCACCAGGCGCAACGGTTGGTCATCTGGCGTGCAGGCAACTTCTGTCCGGTAACATCCACCGGCGAGCTAAGCTTGAACTGGACCTGTTCATCGTCATCGCTGGATTTACTGTCAATGTAAAAAACATCAATCTGCTCTGCTGTCGGGTCAGCCTGTGGGTTGCCGTCAGGGAAGTTCCTGGCATCGAGATAGTGCGCATACGTGCGGTGAACCGTTACCTTCGCCTGCTTCATATCCTGGAACATGTGGCATAACGCACTGATTGAGCCATCCAGGTTCGCAATGGACAGCTTGGGGGAAGCTGGCGAACCTTCACCGTTGGACTCAACGTCCTCGATCTCACATGGCCAGAGCGTATATTTCACGCCCTGCCAGTAAATCGGTTTGCCCGTCAGCTTTTCCGCATCGCTGCCAGCGGCGATAATTTCTTCTTCGGTATACGGGATATCCGTCATGATGGAATCTCCCCGAGATGAGCGCAGCCTCAATCTCTCTCATAGGATCACTCATATGGGTAAAATTTTGTCTTATCTCGACAGGCTCAAGCCCCTCTTCCTCGAGCATGTGACGTAATGAAGTCGCGCCATAAGGGTCAATGGGGCATTGGGCAATTTTTACGGTATTCCGCAGTTTCAGGATCGTTTCAAATATCAGCCTGTAATCAACTTCGCCGCCATCGGTCGGGATCAACTTACCCTGTCGGACAAAGGACTGATAACGTTCTGCGGTACTCTTCAGCGCGGTCTCCTGCGAGTAAATTGTTTCTTCCGGTGCCCAGAACAGAGGTGAAACACAGTAAAAATGTGTTATTCCGTCTATTTCACGACGAAAAACCGGAACCACGGCATTGAGGTCAACTTTCGAGGCCAGATCGATACCCAGCCAGCATTCCTCTCCTTCAAAATCTGACAACTTAAGGGTTTTATCGGCCGCATCCATCCATTTTCTCAGGTCGTAATAAGCTGATTTTGCGCTTACCCAGCGATTGAAATGCTTGGTCAGAATCTTGTTTGTCTGCCCGGGCGTCGACATACCCAATAATTGTTTCGCCCGGAGAAAATCTGCTTTTACCGAAATGCCATAGTTGGGGTTTGCCTTGATTAATGCCTCGGGAGTCGTCCAGTCATCATCGTCATCAAGGCCATAAATCAGCCCAAATATGGTTTCATTTTCCTCGCCATTACGGGTTCTCCGCAGGATCTCGACAACCTGAGTACGCTTTTCATAGCAAGGGGATGTAATGTCATAGCCGGCGGTGGTGATGATCAGTGTCATCGGTTGTTCACGAGCTCCCATACCGGTGGTCATGGTGGTGTAAAGCGCGTCAGTAGTATGTTCGTGATATTCATCAATGATGGCGCATGATGGCGAATCACCATCCCCCGGGTCACCGATCACCGGCGCAAAAACCGAACCGTCAGGGCGCGTCATTTTTTTTGCCCAGGGTTTTATCGAGAATTTTTGCCGCAATGCCGGCAGCTTTTTCACCATTTGCAGCGCCGGAGAAAATACCTTCCATGCCTGTTTTTCAGTCGTGGCGCCGCAATAGACTTCTGCACCATGCTCGCCATCTGCACAAAACATATAATTTCCTACAGCAGCGGCAATAGCGGATTTCCCGTTCTTCCTGGGCACCTCGATATAGATTTCAGAGAAACGACGCAGACCTGTCTTCTTGTGTACCCATCCAAACGGTACGCCAAGAGCGAACTTCTGCCAGGCTTCAAATTCAATCCGGAGTTTACGCCGGGCCCATTCCCCTGAGGTATGAGGCATTTTCTGGGCAAAACGAAGAAATCGTTCTGCTTTGTTTTTATCGAAGCGGTAGGGCCAGTGGGGATCCTTTGCTCGTTCGAGGTCGTCCAGATGTCGCTGACAGGCAAGTACCGTTAACTGACACGCCAGAATCTTCCCGCCAACGATATCCCGCGCATACTGGT